TTGCCTAACATCCTTCTTACATACCTCCGCAAACGTCATGTGTTCTGGCAGGGTGGCAGCTATTAAAAATTTAATCTCAATAACATAAGGAAAAGAAAAATGGCAACACATCGTTTAAATGAAAAACTAACAAATAGTGGAGATGGTTTAACACATGGCGCAAGTGTCAAAGACATTAAGAGAGAAGATGAACAAGGGATTCACAAAGTAGATGTTAATACTGGTGAACACACATTTATTCCAAAAGGAATAGAAGAGCCAAACCTAACTATATATACTGACGGATTTAATATAACAGAGGGAGGAGAGCCTTACTACACATTAAGTGTAAGGTGTGCAGCAAATATAAAGCTAACACCCAGAGGTAAAGCAAAGAAGGTTATAATAAATATTCCACTATCTAATACCAAAAAATTAAGAAAGATGCTTGATGAAATAGATAGGGAGGGCAAGTAGGATGAAATACATAAGCACAATAGATATGCCCAGAGAAGACTGGATTGCAATAAGGCAATCATCAATTGGTACAAGTGACTTTGCAGCTGCATTAGGGTATTCCCCCTGGAAAACACCATTTCAATTATGGGAAGAAAAGATGAATGGTGCAGAAGACATTAAAAGTTTCAGATTTGAGCAAGGTCATAAGTATGAAAAGGTAGTTCGTGAATGGTTTACTGAATACACAGGATTAAAGGTAGTAAGAGATAGAAAGATACGCATCCATGATAAGTACGAATATTTAACAACAAATCTTGATGGTATTGTTCGGAGAGAAGATGGTAAGAAGTCTGGAATAGAGATAAAAACTGTCGACCCAATGGCTTATAACCACTGGCATGGTAAGATACCACTTTATTACCAAATACAAGCGCAGGGTCAAATGGCACTGACTGGACTTGATTCAGTATTCTTTGCCGTACAAATTGGATTCCATGATAAAAAGATTGAAGAACATGAATTTGATAGGGAGTGGTGGGAGATTATAGAACCCAAACTTGTGGATTTTTGGGAATCTTATGTTATTGAGAAAACCCCGCCACCCCCTGTTAATAGCGAAGATATTGTAAGGTTATTTCCTAAAAGCAATGGCGATGTATTAATGGTTGATGAACATGAAGAAATACAACGAGTCGTAAAAGACCTATTATATACAAAGTCTCGAATAAAGGAGCTGCAGGAAGACCAGAAACAATTTGAGTTTATGATTAAAGAGTACATTGGTGAGTCTGATGGCATGAAGGATTTAGCTGACCAGTGGAATGTAACATACAAAACAGGAAAGCCACGACTTTCTTTTGACAAAAAAGGTTTTGGTGCAGACCACCCAGACCTTTTAAAAAAATACACAAAAGAGGGTAATGGTTTTCGTTCATTCAGAATAACGGAGGTATCAAAATGAGTGAGAACGGAATACTAATAAATCATCCATTGGATTTAGACACAAAGTCTTTATTAAAAAACATGGATAAAAGAACAGGAACTCGAGATGCTTTAATTAAGTGGATTTCAACGAACTTGATTGAAGGAACTGATTATGCTGCAAGAAGAGGCAGTAAGAAAAATCTTGAGAAACCAGGAGCAGAAAAGATTGTTAGCGCAACAGGACTAACTCCAGAATTTCCAAGTCTTAATAAATATGAGGAGTCAGCGTACTCTGGTGTAGATATTAAGGAGATTGTTATCCGATGTGAATTGAGGATGCACAATATGGTAATTGGTACTGGTATCGGTGGCAGACTTGTAAAGGAAGATCATGGCAACATTAACAAGGCTCTAAAGATGGCAAAGAAATCTGCGTTAATTGATGCGGTTATTACCACTTATGGACTTACTGCAATGTTTGACCAGGATTGGAATGAAAAAGACCAGAAAGAGCAGCGACAAAGAGAGATGAGGGCGAATACGAAACAACCACAGGCAAAGAAACCTTCTACGCTTGAAGATATGAAGGAACAGGAAAAGAAGTCTGCTAAAAACCAAACAAAAGATGAGTTAACTAAAAACATCTTTAAGGTCATTGACAATATGAAGGGAGAGCAAAAAGCTCAAGTGCTTGACTTTATATCTCGCAGTATTGGCAGTCGTGTAGACTTTGATAAAAAAACCTTTGCTGCTGATATTAAAAAGGATGATTTATGCAAACTGGCAGATGGAATAAAAGCAATTCTAACAGGAAAAGAAGTTATATAGGAAACAAAACATGGTGGGATTTATCAAAACGCTACGCATTAGCACAATTAGACTTCCCGAATGGATTAGGCATTTGGCGAGTGATTGCATTAAAAGATCGTTTGATTGGCTATGGGGTCTTATTGGAGCAAATCCCACCAGAAAAATTAGAGGAGTTACTTTATGAGTGTATTAGCGAATATCGTAGACTTAAAAGAAAGCAAGAAGGTGGTGCAAAAATTGACCCAGACATCTTGCCTCCACAAAAGAAAAACATGGCAACCATCAGAGCCAGAAAACAACGCAGCAGAAGGCTTATCATGTGATGATTGCGGTGAAGAACTTGAATTATTAGAAGAATGCTTTTAATGGAAATTAGTAGCAAAGAATTAGTACATATTAAAAATGGTCTTGCCAAAGAGATGGCGAGATACAAACACGAACACGATGAAAAGCGTGAGAAAGAGGTTGAGCAACTCCTCCACAGAGTTGAGCGATTAATGAAAGACCACATACCAAATGACAAAAATACAATTTACTATACCAGGGCAGCCACAAGCACAGAAGAGACATAGGTCTACACATAAGAACGGCAATTTCTGGAATTACGACCCTTCCAAGAAGGATAAGGCTAATTTCGTAAAGATTGCCAACTTTTATGCCCCTAAATTGCCTATAGAAGGCGCAATCTCCATGTCAGTCGAGTATTACTTCGATAGACCAAAGGGTCATTATGGCACTGGTAAAAATAGCGGGAAGCTGAAAGAATCTGCTCCAAAGGTTCACATCAAAATGCCAGACATTGATAACTGCTTAAAGTTCACTATGGATGCGCTGCAGTCTTCTAAAAAGTTTTTTAATAATGATAGCCAAATCAATGAGATATATGGCAAAAGACATTATACAGATAATCCGAGAACCGAGGTATTAATAATCTATGAAAAATGGTCGTAAACCAACTAATTGGAATCACGATGGAAATTTTGCGGACATAAATATATTTTATTGCGAAGAGTGTAAACGCTCATGGCAAACTAAATATGTGACATCTGCAACTGGTATTAATTACTACGATGATTTCCCAACATATAAACGCAAACGAAAAACTTGTAAAGGATGCAAATGACAAAAGAGATAGCAAAAGCATTATATGAAAAAGCAACAGATGTCGCTTTTAGATATAGTCATAATGAGCGCAGTAACAATTTTAGTAATGAAACATTTGAGGTAGGGGAAATAGAACCACTATCTGCACAAAGTGCGTTGGTCACTTTTAGAAAGTCTTCGGGTAAGTTAGGTCTTGCTCATTTTATTCATGTTAATATGCCCAAAAAACCATTTTGGACTTATTACTTTTTAGGGTCGCAGCACCTTATCAATTTGGATAAAATACCAGACAAGTACCACGAAGTAGAAATACACAACTTCAAACTCAATTTTGGAAAGGAATAAAAATGGGAGAAGAAAAAGTATACATCAATGGTGTAAGTATAAAAGAGTTAGTTTTTTCAGATGGTAATAGTCTGTTAAAGGTATCTATTCATAAAGATGGTGTTGAACAACTACAGGGTTTATTAAATGATCAAGGTTGGGTCAATGTTGACATTAAAAAGCGCAGAGAAGAAGGCGAAAAAGGACAGACTCATTACATGGAGCTAAACACCTACAAACCAAAAGATTCTTCACCACATGACCCAGGTGATGAAAATGATGGCGAATTGCCCTTTTAAAGGGAGGTTATATGGTTATTTATGAATGGGTAGCAAACTTCTTTATTGCATCATTGTCTCTGGTGGCTTTTGTCGCATCATTAATATTTCTTCCTGCAGCGTTAGATACAATCTGCAGTTATGGATGGAAAGTGTACAAAGGAGACTTCAGCGATGATAAATAAAATAAAAAGTTATATCAGAAAGTATGTCGTTAGCAGAAAAGAGTACGATGAGATTAATAATGAGAAGACTGATTTACAGATTAAGTATGCTGAAGAAAGAAAGAATAGCGAGTTATTTGCTTTTAAGATATATCGCACCCAACAACAGATAAAAAAGTGGGATGAGCGAAAGATAGGCAATATGAAACTGATTAATTTTGTGAAGACACATTTAAAATGAGCATAAACACCACAGGGTATGTAAGTCTGCAACGCAGCATTATGAATAGTGACATATATCCCCTTCAAAAGAAAAGACCTTTTACCAGGAGCGAGGCATGGATTGACATGATACTACTGGCAGAATATGAAGACAACGGAGTATTGAAAAGAGGACAATTTAATCACTCTAATCGTTATCTTGGTAAAAGGTGGAAGTGGGATAAAATGAAGGTTTATAGGTTCTTTAAGAAGCTACAAAAGGAACAGAGGATAGCAATACGGATTGATACACCAACCGATACACCTTCCGATACACCTTCCGATACGGCAAGTGATACACCCCAAACAATTGTAAGTATACTTAAATACAACAACTTACAGGGATTAAGAAAAAAAAGTGATACGGCAAGTGATACACAACCCGATACGCTACCCGATACACAAAGCGATACAAATAATAATGTTAATAAGATTAATAATAGAAAAATAAATAAATACTCTATTCCTTTTTTGAAAGTTTGGCAATTATATCCAAACAAGAACGGAAAAAAGAAAGCAGAGGAAAAGTATCGTGCAGCACTTAAAAAGACAGATCATCAAACTATCTTAACTGCCGTAACAAACCAGATTAGGTACAACTGGAAAGAAACAGATTCGAAGTACATACCAATGTTCAAGACATGGCTACATGGTGAGCAGTGGGATGACCCTATACAGAAAATGCAAAAGACCGAGAAAACAATAGAAAACAAACCAAGAGTTTTTATATGCGATGGATGTGATAAAAAGATAGAAAGTTTAAAAGAACTATCCATATACGAGCGATTTTGCGAATGTGAAGGCGAATTTTTAGCAGAATTTGAATATAAAATTAGAAAAGCACAGAAAGAGCCACCTAAACCAGTGGTGGTAGACCAAGAAACAGAAAATGTAAATCAAATGTTAGCAAACATATTAGAAGGAAAAATTATAGAATGAGCGACAAAAAGAAGAGTGTTTACCAAAGACCAAGCATTGTTGTGCTTGAAGTTTATGAGCAAATAATAGCAAAAGGAGATGCGCATCCAAACACTATAAAGCGTTATAAGGAGTTATTACAAAAGCATCGAAAAGTTATTAGATGAACTATTTATAAATATTTATAATTTGCTCTTATATTGAGCATATAAGCGTTAAGAAGTTTAACGCATGAATTTATATGTATTACTAATACATTCAGCTTCCTGTATCATCTCTGCACTTGCAGGAGCTTATATTTATCGCAAAGGTATACAAGGCGAATCAGTCTTGTCAGCACCAGAAAAACAATCCACAAAAGAAGTAAAAGAGGTTTGGGATGAAATCTGAACAAATACTTCACCTACCAATAAAATTTAAGAATTATAGTAACGATTATGTTAAATCGTACATGGTTATTTATGCAATGAAGCAAGGATATTACCAAGAAGAAGTAATCGTAGGATTAGCATAGTTAGGTTTTTGTAAAACAAAATGGAACAAAATGGCAAGAGGCTTAAAAAAAGGTCAGACAAATAACAAAAAAGGAAGACCAAAAGTATCTTTAGCAGAACAATTAAGGGCAAACCCTAAAGTTGTTGAGGTAATTGATAAAGTTATTTCAGTTGCATCAACATTAAACACTGCAGAAGAACATCCTCAAGCTATGACTTGCGCAAAAGTTTTAATGGATAAATCAATACCATCGTTAAAAGCACAAGAAATTGATTTGCAGGGCGGATTAGAAGTTGCCATGCCAACAATTGTAATTAAGGGAAAGAATGACAAGTAATCGCATTGAAATAGAATTAAACGACACGCAGCAGATGTTTGTTAGTGATGATTCTGCTATTGTTGGAATGTTTGGAGGTCTTGGAAATGGTAAGACATTTGCAGGATGTTTAAAAGCTGCATTGCGCATACTTGACCCAGAGCAACCACCACAACTTGGATTACTGGCAAGACAGACCTATCCAGAATTGCGGGATTCTACGCAACGAACATTTTTTGAGATACTTCATATGTTTGGTTTAAAGCGTAGTGTTCATTTTGAGTACAAAAAACAGGAAAATAGGGTCATATTTACAAATGGTCACGAAGTAATATTAAGGTCACTCGATGATCCCGCAAAACTTTTAAGTATTAATCTTGGTTGGTTCTACATTGACCAGGCTGAAGAAGTAGCAGAAGAAGTATATCTAACATTATTAGGAAGACTTCGTGCCGTTGATAGTGTACAAGGTTGGATAACTGGTAATCCACTTGGACATAATTGGGTCTGGCAGCGTTTTATTCACGACCCTATCCCTGGGCATAAGATGTATGATGCGCCTACAGATGAGAACAAAGATAACTTACCAGAGGGTTATATTGAGTCTTTAGAGAAGAATTACAACGAAATTTGGGTTAATCGTTATTTATTTGGCTCATGGGATGCCTTTGAAGGACAGATTTATCCAGACTTCGATACTAACTGCCATGTTGTGAACGACAGAAGTTTACCAACTGAATGGACAAGGATTATAGCAATAGATCATGGTAGAACAAACCCAACTGCAGTATTGTGGGGAGCAATTGACAACGATGATGTGCTATGGATTTATAGAGAACATTATGAGTCTGGGCAAGATGTTGACCACCATGCAAAGATAATTAATGCGTATAAAGGTGAAGGCTTATCAGAGATATATCTTATTGACCCATCAACTGGTGCAGGGAAGAAGGATGACCCAGAGACAATTGGGAATAGGTACAGAGCATTAAATGTACCAGTAGTTAATGCTTGGAATGATGTGCAGGGTGGCATTGATAAGGTTACGCATTATATAAAGTCAGATAAAATTAAAGTAATGCGCAGTTGCGTAAACTTTTTAAGAGAAGTTATTAATTATCAGTGGGAGCAACCTTCTGCAGCAAAGATTGATATGAATCAACCAGAGCGACCATTAAAAAAAGATGACCACGCAATGGATAGTTGGAGATATATGACGGCATACGCATTTGATAATGTAAAGTCTGCACCTCCTAAAGTAGCAGAAGAGAAGTTTATTGAGTCTATTATTATAGAACCAGAAGTAGAACAACAAGATTGGAGTAATTTTTAATGGCTATTGTATCAGATACTGCAACGACCCTTGAATCAAACGCATATATTGACAATGTAGCAGAATCGGCTGACCACATTGCACGAATAAGAAGGTGGTTTGACCAGAGTAAAAAGGCAAGAGAACAGAAAACAGATCGTTGGAGAAAGAACGAAAATTTATATTATGGTAATCACTGGGGTAATGCTGCACCTACAACCAGATGGCAGACTCGTATGGTGTACAACTTTCCATTTAGTGCAGTAGAAACTATCTTACCTATAATAGGTGACTTCATGCCAGTTGTGGATATAATGCCAAAAGGCAGCAACGATGTATACTTTGCTGATTTAATGCACAAAAGATTTCAACAAATTGCGCAGAATACAAACTTATATACTAAAATTATTGA